TTTACTTATTTAATTTTAATATATTTATTATAATTATTATATATAAAAATAAAATGACGGCAGTGACGGCAGTGACGGCAGTGACGAAGAGTCAAGCAGTTGACCACAAATACGGCCATTTAAAAACGGGGGATTTGATTTTATGCGACAATACCGGGCACGGCGTTTTAGGATGGTTTGGATGGATTATCAAGTATTTCACGTACAGCGACTACTCGCACGTTGGGATTGTGCTGAAAGACCCCACGTTCGCAAAGGTGCCGCTAAAAGGGCTCTACATTTGGGAGTCCATGCTGGACGACGCGTCGCTCGACATAGAAGACGATAAAAAGAAACGCGGCGTTCAAATCATTCCGCTGGAAGAATTTATATGCACGTACACGGGGAAACTGTGGACGCGGGCCGTGCGGTGCGGAAGCTTGGTCGGCGCCGACAGCTACGACCACATTTTTAGCGAGTCGGCTCTGAAAGAAATACACGACGCCACGTACAATAAGCCGTACGACGTGGACCCGATTGACTGGATCGGGTGCGCGCGCAATAAGGACTCGTCCCCCCAAAAAACGGACCGCTTTTGGTGCAGCGCGTTTGTGGGATACGTGTACACGAAGCTCGGCTTGATGGAGCCAAATACCGACTGGAGCAACCTGACACCCAGCTATTTTTCTACCGAGAATCGGCAGCTCTCGCTGCTCAAGGGGTCGACGCTTGAAGGGCAGCGGGCATTGTTGTAGGATAGGATGTGTATATGCGGCTTTTACCCGTTAAGTATGTTAATTCCAGTCCGCATGGAATTCGCGTATTGTTCTTCGGTTAAAGTTATTATCAAATACCCGGTAAAACCCGTAAATGACCCTCCAATCGCACCATAATCAAATCCGGAATGGTTGCGTATAAAAGTTGCAAAATCGGCGCCATTGGTAAATGCAGCCTTTCCGGAGATTAAATACGGGATGCATGGAAGCGCCAATACTTCATCTTCCGGCTCAACCGCAGAATAATGCGATATGTATCGCGCGCTGGTCTGGTCGTTTATAAGAATTCTCAGCAGAATTAAATGTGTATTAGTAGCGCTTGGCTGTGAAAATGGCACGATACTATTGGGTGACAGATTTAACGAAAAGCTCTGAAAACAATAAAAAGCTACCGTCGAGTTTAGAGCAGCGGTTCGAGCGTAATGAGTATATACAACACTGGATACCGGCAAGAATCGGTGCAAATGGGTTGACCCATGCGGTATAAGACCAACCGTGATCATATCTCGAACTCGCGGGCATTTATAGAGCGCGCTAAAAAAGAAGGTGACAAGGTCCTGGCTAATTAACTCCACGTATTGGGCTCCCGTCATATCTTTGACTGCCGGATGATGCATACTTGTGCGCAGCATTCTATATGTTGAGAACGATTTGGGTTGACTTTCGTCTCTAGTAAAAAATAAAATTGCTGCGAATTCGCAAAATGTTAAATGCGTATCCGGTCTAACGAATCGCGGATTACTCGGAATGGTCGTCCGCTGATTGTTCGCCACTTTTTTGGTAAGTTCAGTTGTCATAATTGCGGTTAATTCAGGACTTGTTGTAGCATCGGACATAGGTTTTCCAGATATTCTGGAATAATTATTAACCGCGCGAGCAAATAGATCCATAGATTTCGAAAGATCGCCGGATACGGTTTCTACTGCAACCAATTTGCCGGGAGAAGCATAAATTGTTCCTAGACATGCCGGATTGGTTGGATGTGCTCTACACATATCGAGTAGCGTCGCGCGATCGAACGCGTCAATCCTATGCCACCAACACGGGCCGTGAACCGTTACTAGACGCGACCCATATTTGTTCAAGAATTTTTGCTTATCGTCATGACTTAGGATAGAACCCTGGTCGCGCGTAATATCGAGAGGCGCGGCAGCAGCAGCAGCAGCAGCAGCAGCAGCCGGTTTTGGCGGTATTCCGAATGCCCCTGCTGGTGCGCCGAATCCGAATGCTCCTGGTGGTGCGACGAATGCCGGTGCGCCGAATCCGAATGCTCCTGCTGGTGCGCCGAATTGTACTCCACCGAATGCAGGTGTACCGAATGCACCGAATGCCGATGCGAATGAGGGACTTGACCATCCGGGGTGGGGAGGGTGTTGTTTTAAAAGTGCAGTCATCGCCACATGTTCAGGTACATCCTTGCATATTGGGCATTCGTTTTTCATCCTACCATGTATACATGCACCGCCACTACTGCCACCGTTTTTACTTTCGCCCGCGCTTTTAGAGTCATAAACGCCGTCATCATATTTGTCTACAAATGGGATTAGTAAATCTCCCGCCAAGTCGTCATTTTTATCGATTATTGCCGCCATTGCATTTAGGTTGCGAATACGCATTTCAAATGATGTGGATGAGGGTGAAACCGAGTGCGGCGAGGATCGCGATCGAGGGCTGATTTTTTTGTACGGGCTGATTTTTTTGTACGCCCCCCGAGAAGACGCGTTTCGGCGTATTACATGCCGACGCGTTTGTATCTGTCCGACAACGACTGGATGCCTGCGACGACCCCGTCGAGTTGAATTTGTATGATTCGTACCAGCAACTCCACCTGTTAATGTGCCGCGCAGCGTATAATTATGCTTAATATGCTTGCTTCGACTATATCGGTTGTTTTTATGACGTCGATGTTTCATTTATTTATTTATTTATTTAGAATTTTAGGAATATATAATATATATTATATTATATTATATATTAGTTTAGTTTTAGTTTTTATTTTTAAATATGAGTAGCCAAGCTGTAAAAAGGCTACATAGTGTTGCTTTTGCTTTTGATAAGCAGTTGTTTCGACGAGCAGTTGCGCGTGTTTCACAGTCACACCCAGAAACTCCACTACGAAATCCGTACTCCATTTCTAAGAGTGAGAGTGGTATGATTTCAATAGTAATGGATTTTTCGGAACGCCCTGATGCAGCAAAACTAAAATATGAAAATTTTAAGATATCCGAACGAGTAAAAAGCAATATTGACCTTGTAAGATCAATAACGGCCGCCACCAGTATGGTTGTTGCAGGGGAACATTTTCAAAAATTTATTGGTAAAATGAAATTGTCATTTCGTGGCAAATTATCAGGCAGCTACGTATCCGATCTTATAACTAAAATACAACTGTTATTGGTTTGCATGTCTCGTGACGATAAATGGTACCCACTTGAATCATTAACCGATATTGAAACAGTTCTATTGGCTCATTTTGCAGATGATTTTTACACATTGGTAACAACCCCGTCCCGAATTGTCGATTTAATCAACAGTTGTAGATTACCAGAAGGTCAAATGCCAGTTAATCCTGATGTTGTTTCTGATGTAGAACCACCGAGTCCACGAACACCTAAGGAGCAGCAATTATCGGATCACTTGAGAGCATGTGATGAAATAGGTGCCGCCGCCGCTGCCGCAGGTGATTTGAAACTCGCAGAAGCGGTTACTGAAACTCCGGATATAGTAGAAAAACTGACGAAAACGGCGGATGCTGATGCTGCTGTTGATAAAAACCGGTGTGCCGATCTGGACACAATAGCAAAAAAAGTGGATGCTATTATACATAAAGGACAAAGACCAGCGACTCGCGAAGAAATACAAGCCGCATTTGTCGATGTGAAGGAAATTGACGTGTTGAAGAAGAGCTTAGTGAAGAAGAGCTTAGTGAAAAAGAGATTATCAGCTTTCGGAGCTAATGCTCCTGCTGATGCTGCTGATGCTGCTGATGCCGCCCCTCCTACTGCAATGTATGAAGACAAACTATGTCGCAAAGGTATGGACCATATGAACATTGGTACGGGTGATGACGGTCATCGGGTTTTTATATTTAAGGATGATCATAATAGTTTACAATTTAAAATACGCGAGGGAGTTCAAGTAATTATTAGAGCAGCACAAAGTTGTATCCATGATGTTAGTTCGGAAATGTTTACTGCAGCAGCAGCAGCAGCAGCAACAGCAGCAGCAACAGCAGCAGCAACAACAACAACAACAGCAGCAGCAGCAGCAGCAGCAGCAGCAGCAGCAGCAGCAGCAGGTAAAATGATTACTGATGAAGATATTAAAAAAGTATTTGATGAAAAATTAAAACGTAAAATAACCCAACATCTAACGTTATTTCCAATATTGGGATGGCTCGAATTTGCTACTTTGTTTACTTTGTTTGATAAAAAAATGCATATAGTATCCGATATTAAATCACACATAGCATCTCAAATCGCAGAACTAGCTGCTATTGAAGAAGTAAATGTTTTATCATTAGAATTTGGTAAATTATCCTTATACTCAAGCGACACACCCTCCACGAAATCCAAAGGGTCAAAATCTCCTCCTCCTCCTTCTCCTCGCCCCGCTTCTCCTTCGAAAAAAATCAAAAGGTCTTCTCCTGTTTCTCCTTTTTCTCCTGTTCCTGCTCCTGCTCCTGCTTCTCCTCCTGCTTCTCCTCATCTGCCGGCAAGCCTTGGAGTCTCAATGGAAACACAAACAACAGATGTGCCTGATTCTAAACGAACTGCACAAAATGTACAAACACAAACAGACAATGCCGCCGTCGTGTCCAAAATCGATAATGATTTGGCTTTATTGGGAGATCGATTGAAACGAATGACCATAACCGATCAGACCAAAGAACAAGGTTTAATGATTCTGCGTCTAGAGAAACATGTAAACATGCTGAGAGAACAACTACGAGAAATGAAAACTGGATGTTCGACTATGATGGTTGAATTTATGAAGCAAATCAATATAGACCAAACAGTATTACGAACACAAATTGATAATTTAATAACACAAATACAAATAAATGCAGATGCCGCTGCTGAAAAACAAGCGAGGAAAGAGAGTAAATCCACAAAACAACAAACAGCAGCAGATATTGGGGCGGCTGCAAAGCGCGCTGCCGTTGAAATAACCGCCGCTGCAATGCGCGCTGCCGTTGAAATAACCGACACTGCAACACGCGCTGCCACTGAAATAACCGCCGCTGCAACCGCCGCTGCAACTCGCGAACACATAATTCACGTTGCCGAATTAAATGCGATTCGAGCCGAAACTGTTCGTCTTGCATTTAACATGGCCCAAGCTGCAGCTGACCAAGTTTCTGTCGCCGCCGCTGCCAGAGTAGCCGTGATAGCTACAAGATGCCCAAAAGGTAGTGTCGATGTAAATGCCAAAAAACGTAGTATAACCGGCGTACAAGAAAAAGACTGTAGATGCAAAAACAATCTAACAATTAGATACGCTCCGGGCGCATGTCCTCCTCCTCCTCTTCCTCCTCCTCCTCCTGTATTCGTACCTATGCCCGCACCTATGCCCGCACCTGCCGCACAAGAACCCGTCGCACAAGAATCAGAGCTTGTTTTGCTTCGAACTGTTGTAAAAACGCAAGAAACAACCATAACTGTTGGCTCACGTCTAGGTACTGCATTGAGAATGGCTGCTGCCGGTGTTGCAGCCGCATGTCTTACGAGTTTGGGTTTTTCTGCTGTTGCTGCTGCGGGGGTCGGTGCTGCTTTATCTACAGTGTTGCCTAGTATCCACCGCTCTACAAAAACGACTCGCGCGGTTGTTGCTGCGGTTAAAAGGGGAAGGTCGCCGCATGGCGGTGCTTTAAATCTTAAAAAGTTCACCAATACCAGTATGCGCCGCAATCGCGGGCGCAAATTAACAAACCGGGGCGGTAAACGCGGTAATAAACGCGGCGCTAATAGTCGCAAGTTGGTTCGTCGGTCCAGGCGTTTACGTCGCCATTAGGCCAGTCAGGATGATGATAATTTATAAATGGACGGACCATCATGATGGAACGATCGATGGCAATAATAAAGTAGTTAAAATGTATTAAATATAAACATTAAATACATTTCAGTCAGTATCATAATTCATAATAATTCATAATAATTCATAATAATTCATAATAATTCATAATATGTCAGTCAGGAAGACGAATTCTCAGCAACCGTCGGGTTCTGACATTGGCGGTGGCGGTGGCGGTGGTGGTGGCGGAGGCAAGCAAACCAATATTGCGGATACGCGCAAAGATCTCGCAGCGGCAGAACACCAGCGTAAAATAAAAGAGCAAGCTATCGCAATGGATGCTTTGCGCAATATCGACACCGGTATTACTAACAATAATCAAAATAATAATGAGAATAATAATCAGAATAATGTGCACACGCATGCCCTGACGACAACGCCCATGCGCCCGAACATGCACAACAACCCGCGCAAAAAAACCGTTTGCCTGAACATGATTGTAAAGAACGAGGCGCACGTCATTACCGAGACGCTGGAAAACCTGTATTCGTTTATTAAATTCGACTACTACGTCGTGTCGGATACGGGATCCACTGACGCCACCAAAGAGCTGATTGCCGCATTTTTCAACAAGCACGCCGTACCCGGCGAAATATACGACCACGAATGGCGCGATTTCGGTCACAACCGCTCGCTCGCGCTCACCGCCGCGTACAACAAGGCCGACTACTCGTTCATTTTCGACGCGGACGACAAGCTGTGCGGCGATTTCCAGCTGCCGCAACCGCTTCGCGCCGACTCGTACCAGCTCAAATTCGGCAACGGGTTCAACTACCTGCGAACGCTGCTCGTGAACAGCCGGCAGCGCTGGTGCTTCAAGGGTGTGCTGCACGAGTTCATCACGTGCAACGACGAAACCGGCAAATCCGAACTGCTGAAGGGCGACTACTACGTGGAATCCGGCCGTCGCGGCGCGCGAAACCAGGTTGCAAACAAGTACCTGAACGACGCGCGCATTCTGGAACGCGGTTTCGACGAGGAAATGGCGCGCGGCGACCGCGGGATGGCCAGCCGCTACGCGTTCTACTGCGCACAGAGCTACAAGGACGGCGGCTCCGCGCACGCGGACGACTCCATTCGCTGGTACGAGCGCGTGCTCACGCTCGACAACTGGGCCCAAGAAAAATACTACAGCTGCCTTATGCTGGCCGAATTGTACGGCGGGCACCCCGTCGCCGAACGCAAAGACGCGAACAAGAGCCTGAAGTACTTGTTTCTGGCGGGGACGCACGACCGGGAGCGAATGGAGGGGGTCGCCACGATTATGGAGCACTACCGGCACGAGGGGTTCAACGAGCTGGTAAACCTGCTCTACCACAAGTACAAAAACTACAATGCGAATCAGTTCGACAAGTTGTTCGTGAACCAGTCTAAATACGAGTGTTGTATCGAATACAATAATTCGGTATCCGCATTTTACGTGGGCGACCAGGCGAGCGGGTACGACTGCTGCAAAAAAATTCTTACCGCCACGCAAGTCCCGCACGGGTTCTACGTGTCCACCATAAACAACATTGCGTTTTACAAGGACGTGCTGAAGCGGGACCGGCACACGATGCAGATGTTCGTGAATTTGGACGAGTACATATGGCGGACGGCGCGCAACGGGGGCAACGGGGGGCAGAGCGCAGTAAGCAAAGAAGCCGCCGAATTGTGGACCACGCTGTTCGAGCTGAACCGCTCGCACCTGACCCGGTACACGTCTTACAATTTCAAGAACCGGCGCCCCAAGCAGCGCCGGGTCATGATCACGTTCACCACGTGCAAGCGGTACGACCTGTTCCAGCAAACCATCAACTCCATCATTAACCAGTGGCGGGATGTGGGCGACATTGATTTCTGGTTGTGCGTGGACGACAATTCGAGCGTGGAGGACCGAAACCGGATGCGCAAGAATTACGGCTGGATCCGCTACTACATGAAAACTCCAGAAGAGAAGGGGCACCGCGAGAGCATGAACATCATTTACCGCTACCTGCAGCGCATCAAGCCCACGTACTGGATTCACATGGAGGACGATTTTCTGTTTCACACGCGGATGGACTACGTCGCGCCAGCAATTCAGTATCTGGAACGGCTGAAGGTCTCACACGGCGTTCGCCAAGTGCTGTTCAACCGAAACTACGGCGAAACCATCGAGGATTACAAGATCGTGGGACACAATGCGCTCGATTCGGCGACCGAAGAGCGCGTAAAGGACGTGAGCGGTGGACGGGGCGTCGGCATAGGCGCAGTGATTCACGAGCACAAGGACGCTCCCGGGGCGGGATACCCGTACAGCAACTGCCACTACTGGCCGCACTACAGCTTCCGCCCGTCGCTCATCGACGTGAGCGCGATATTGGACGTCGGCGACTACAACACGGCGAACCAGTTTTTTGAAATGGATTACGCGCACAAGTGGATGCAGCACGGGTACTCGTCCGCATTTTTCAACCGCATCACGAACCGCCACATCGGTCGACTCACGTCGGAACGCCACGACAAGACGAAATCCAATGCGTACGAGCTCAACAATGAAGGCCAATTTCAGAAAAATGAATCGGAACTTGCGGTGGTGGGCGCTACCAACGGCAGTTCAGACGCGCTTACCCAAATCGAACATGATGTTGGCGGTGGCGCCGACGATGACACGGACGATGACGAAACCGAGACTGAGTTTCAGAAACGAATTTCAATAAAGGTCGTTAATTTGGAACGTCGGGACGACCGACGCGCTGAAGTCGTCTCAAAATTCGCAGCTGCTGGAATTACCGAAGCAGAATACGCGTTTGTGGCCGCGACTGACGGAGCGAAACTGGTGCCGACCGCGTCAATGAAACGCATGTTCCAGGGCAATGATTTTGGATCGCGTCGCGGGGTGGTGGGATGTGCGCTGAGCCACTACTTGTTGTGGATCCAGCTAATCCGCGATGCCGACAACGAGTTCTACGTGATCATGGAAGACGATTTTGAGCTGTGTCCGGATTTCAAGCGCGTTTTGCACGGCATGCACGACGAGTGCATGAACCGCGACGTCATGTTTATGGGGTACCACATGTTCGAGCAGAAGCGCGCACCGGTTCGCCACATTTACAACCGTGATCCCGTGCCCACTCCTTGCACGGCGGGCACGGAATCTGGAACCGGAACCGGAACCGGAACCGGTTATGATGTCGCGGTCGAGCCGCTGAACAAGGAACTGTACATCGGCGCAACGCACTGCTACAGCATAAACAAGCGCGGCGCAATGCTGCTGCTGAACTACATCAAGGTGAACGGCATAAAGCACGGCATTGACTACCTCATGAAGATTGCCGACAACGGGCTGGAGTGCTACGAAACGCGGCCGCACCTGGCATTTGCGGAGTGGAACGAGGCGGGCAAGGCGATTGATACCGACATTCAGTTCGACTACAACTCGATCGATTTCGACGCGGTGGAAGACGAGTACACGTTTTTTCCGGGCGTGGATTCCGCAGACGGAGACATTCAATTCATGCGCGGTATCGGAGAAAAACCCATCGACGAAGTCATGGAACTTGCAAATTCGGTCGCGGGATGCATCGCATTCAACACGCTCGGATTTTTCAAGCACACGGTTGACGTGTCGCGGCTCGCAGAAACTCCATATATAAACGGGTCCAATAAGAACAAGCACGGGATCTACATTAAAACCCGCCACGCCGCGTTCCAGCGCAAGTATGCAGACAGTCTGGCTCAGGCGGAAAACCGTCTCGTGGTTGCCAATGCCCGACGCCGGACCGATAAAGAGGGTCGCAAGCTGCGCATCGGGTTTCACAATATGCAGCTGTGTGACCGCGGATCCACCGTCGCGATGTACGATTACGCGCACTACAACGAGACGCTGCTAGGGAACACGAGCTACGTCATATATGACACAACCAGCCCGAGAAACCAGGCTGCAGTGCTCGCAAAATGTGAGCAGCGATTCGGCGCAGACCGCGTGTTTGGGTACTCGGATCTACTAGACGTGGAGCAGTTTATCCAGGACGCCGATCTGGACGCAATCTACATCATCAAATTCGGCACCGCGGACCGGTACGTGTTCAAGGGCTGCCCCACGCTGGTGCACTGCGTGTTTGAGGTCGAACCTCACGGCTACCGCTACGCAACGGTTTCAAATTACTTGAAGGCGGTTCACTCTCCGGCCACACTAACCGACGAACAGCGCGATCGTGTGAAGGTCGTTCCGCACATGATCGACATGCCGTCCATGGAAGAGATTCGAGCTCGGGAAGGCGGCATTCCCGATTATCGCCAGAAGCACGGCATTCCGGATGCGGATCACGCGTTCGTTATTGGTCGGTACGGCGGGTTGAAACAGTTTAATTTGCCGCAGGTGCACGAAGGCATCATCCGGTTTTTAAACGAGCCGCAATTGCCCGGCACCAAGCCAGTGTATTTTCTATTTGCAAACACGCTGCCGTTCTACTCGCACGAGCGCATCAAGTACGTCGACATCATTTACGACAAGCACGATAAGGCTGCATTTATCCTGTCATGCGACGCCATGATACACGGTCGCTCGGACGGCGAAACGTTCGGCCTGTCGCTCGGAGAGTTCGCGTTTTACAACAAGCCCATCATAACGACTCGAACGGACGAGTTCAACGCGCACTTGGATATCATGCAGAATCGGGCAATTCAGTACAAGACCGATCCCGCGTGCGTGTTCAACTTGCTTCGCAATGTGGAAGACGTGGTTCGGTCGTTTGTTAAGCTGCACAATGGAACCATAAACGGCTACGAGGAATTCACGCCGGCAAATGTTATGCAACAGTTTAAGTCGGTGTTTCTAGACACGGGTGATAGTGATAGTGATAGTGATAATAGTGCACCCGATGCCAAATGCGCCGAAACCGCTGTATCCACCACTGCTGTACCCACAACCCCCAAAAAACAGTTCAAGATTAAGATGATGTGCAACTGGTGTGGGGGGGAGCAGCTGTGCAAGGACTGGTCCAACATGTGCGAACGCGATTGCGTATGGAAAAATATCGAAATCACGTGGCTGGACGGCGACGACATCGATTACTACGTTATTATCAACCACCCGCTGAACAAAAACACAACCGATTATTACGTCCCAGAGAGAACGCTGGTGTTTCAAATGGAGCCGACGGTGCACGACAACACGAAGAATTGGGGGACGAAGACGTGGGGGGATTGGGCGAATCCTGACCCGGCGGTGTTTTACCACGTGCACAATCACGCGCGCTACCTGAACAACGTGCAGTGGCTGTTTAAATACCCGCTGTCCCGGCTGCAGGATCGAACCGTGTTTGATACCAACGACAAGTTGAACCGCGTATCGTGCGTCTCCAGCCGAAAACGGTTTGACCAAGGCCACATTTTGCGACACGACTTTTTGAAATACGTGGAAGATCATTACATGGACGACAAGCCGTCGACCAAAAACGCGACCGATGCGATTCAGTCGTTCATTAATATATTCGGGTCCAGCAACCACTTCAACTACCGATCCTACATTGGAAAGCTGCCCGAAGACAACATTTTCTACGGAATCAAGCCGTACAAGTACTACTTCATGTGCGAAAACAACGCGGAGCACAACTACGCGACCGAAAAAATATGGGAGCCCATACTGTGCGAGACGCTGTGCTTTTATTGGGGGTGCCCGAATTTAGAAGACTACATTGATTCGCGCGCGTTTGTGCGCCTGGACATGACCGACATGGACGCCGCGATGCGAGTCGTTGAAACCGCGATTCGTGAGGACTGGTGGACGCAGCGCATTTCGTTCATACGAGCGGCCAAGCATAAGATTTTGAATGAACTCGCATTTTTTCCGACACTGCTCTCTCTTATTGAATGAACCGAACGAATGAAAGTATGCGATATTGCGATATAACCAATAACCAATAACCGATAACCGATAACCGATAACCGATAACCGATAACCGATAAACTATTAAATAAATATAATAAAATAAAATTGATATATTTTATTATATAAAATTAAAAATATAAAGTAAGGTTAATAACCATCATATAAGAAGATGCAATCTGTGAATATTGATTACGCCAGCATTATCGGTTCATCTACCGCTGATTTGGCGGACACAAATCATGAATTCATGAAGCTAAATCCAAAACAGTCGGGCGGAGGAGATGAATACGGATATGACGATGATTACGCCGATCACGATCATGATCATGAACATGATGATGATCACGGCGGTGCGTTTGATAATGCCGAAACTGAAGCAAATACCGCGGCAAATGCAATTCGGATAAGTGGTGGTGCCGGCGGTGTTGGCACTGGATGGGGGCGACGCAGCGACGATGTGAGCGAAGATGGCGATGGCGCTGAATCCGACGCCGATGCCGATGAGGATGATGATGATGATGATCATGGTGAACCTGACGAATCGGACGATGATAATGAGGGTGATCAAGGTGATGAGGATGACGAGGAAGGCGGAAAACCTAAAAAAATGGGGTTGCGTGAAACATATGCTGTAAATGCTGGGATCGAAGATGACGGCGACGAAGACGAAGGTCATGACGATGACGATGGTGGTGATGATGATGATGACGATGCTGAATGCGACGACGATGCCGATGACGATGATATTTGTGATGCCGACAAATTCAAGAAGTTTAATCAGAAAATGCGAACGAATTATTTAGTTGAAACTCATCCCGAATCAACTAGCCACAACGATGACGAAATACACTCGCTCGCGCACGTGGTTCGCGACAAAACGGGCGAGATTATAGACCTTCTGCATCGAACAATTCCGATACTTACCAAGTACGAAAAAACGCGCATACTTGGAGTTCGAACAAGACAGCTCAATGATGGCGCGGTTCCGTACGTGAAAGTTGAAAAGAGCATTATAGACGGATACATTATCGCGTTGCGAGAATTGGACGAAAAGAAAATACCGTTCATTGTAAGACGCCCCCTTCCAAACGGCGGGTCCGAGTATTGGTACTTGCAGGATTTAGAGGTGATCTAGCGGTAAGTGGTATAGATAGAGATAGATAGAGATAGACAGATAGATCATCGACCAGACCATACTTTTATAATTGGCAGAGTGTTTGCATAATTATGGCTGTTAATAAGGTAGTCCGAGTAAGAATATCCCCATTTGCAGTACGTGTGAATATTGCCAAATATCGAAATTATGGGCGATGGTTGAGATTTATCTTTATCGTTTAGTCGCCGCAACCGTTGCACATCAAATACCATGCAAGCAAATGCTCGCTCTAGTGCCATTCGCGCTTGCCGGGTAGTTATGTGCGGAATTAGTCCAGAGAAATCATAAATTTCGTCCATTTCCAATAAAAACGTTCGGCGTATTAACGACATTACCCCGAAACATCCTTTCCACAGGGTTGGGTTGACATACACTTTCATTAATTTTTCCGAGCCACGATTCGTATTATTCATATTATTTATCAAGGCCATATCGTGCGCGCTGTTATCATACATGGCCGCGCGTTCAAAGTGCCACATAAAAATACATCCGTGTTCGGACATGTTGTTGCTACTTGCGTTTTTTTCAAAATCAATATATTGATTGATAAATACGGAATCGTGAATGATTAGCGCATTGTCAAACCAGTCGTTGTTGATAATGTAATAATAATATGGCAGCAGCTCACCGCGCTTGTGAAATATCGTATGCACAATGGTACACTTGTGAAGCGTGGCTTCTTTATCCTTGGTCGCGTCGAGATATGCGGGATTGCTATTATCGTCAATTATAACGATTGGGGTTTCGGGATAAAAACGGCGTATGCGAGTGTAGCATTCGATCCAGTACCGCGCGCTCGTTTCGCGATTCATGTGGCGCAGCATAATAAATCCAAAACTTGGTACTGGAACCGGCGACGAGGTCATTTTGAAGCCGATTATATAATTTTGGTTTTGATAATTTTGAACGAATATATTTAATATTATTTATTTATTTATTTAATTTATATAAAATTGATTTCAAATCAATAATTTGCAAATCAATAATAATACGTCAGCGATAATCAATATTATTAAACAAACCAGGGGCGATGGACGCGAACACGATTATAGCATCAAGTACAGAAACGACGACGACGACGACGACGACGACGATAAACGGTCTTCCCGCATCGTATGTGTGCGTACGAAACGCCAACGGCGATTATGATGTCGTAAAGGTATTAAACGTTCCGGAGTTATCAGATGCACCAAATTCAAATGCAGGTCCGGGCCAGCAGGAGCAGGAGCAGCAGCAGGAGCATTTCATAACACAGTACCGGTGCGGGGATAACACGCTAGAGAGCCGAACCATTAATCCATTGTTATACGACGAAGAGCAGCTTGAATGGTTTACCGACCCCGAACTTAAAATACCGGAACCGATGCGACTGGTTATGATTGAAACGATGCGGTGTTACCTTTGCGGCGACCGTCAATCCAATTCTTCCAATTCCAATTCCAATAGCCACGACGCAATATATCACGAAAGTGCGGGAGAATACGCGTACGGGTACCGGATGTGTGCCGAATGTAAAATATATTTCCGCAAAGCGTTGTTTAAGACGATCGCACCCATTTGGCGGTTCCGGTTGCTGCACGAAAGTAATCGCGACAACGACGAGAAAAATACGCACGCGCCCGTATGGGTGGCGCGCACGCGGTATGACGATAATGGAATCCGAGTCAAGTCGGGTTCAATGCCGTACAAATACTCCCAATGGACCATCGTTCGATGGGTTACCACGAAATATCATGATAAAACCAAGGCGGAACTCGACCCCACGTATTCCAGCGAAAACTGTGTGATTGTTGAATCGTTTGTTGAACCGCTCATAAAACTGGTGTCCGTATCGGACTTGTTCATTATAAACTACGGATCAATCGCCGACCCGGACTACGACCCGAATATCGACGATCCGATGAACCGGTATTCTGAAGAAGAGAAGGCGCGCTTGCTCGCCGACGCGATTTCGAACGCTGAGTTTATTTGATCGTTTGATAGTTTGATAGTTTGATCGTTTGGTTTCGTTTGGTCTAAATTTTAATCCATGGCTGTTTGGGTCGATTCTTTAAATAGGGAAGCAGTTGCATCCACTGCGGATGCCGTTTGCACATCTCGGCCGCATTGAACGGCGTCCCACACGACGATCCGAATCTCAGATACATTGACATGTTGCGCGCAGATTTACTGTCGATCACCGCCCCGTCCACTGCGCCGCGAAATCCAAACGGTCGCGAATTCGGGTCGGGGGTTATGCTTGCGTCGTCATATTCGTCGTGCCTGCACACCCCGCGATTCGACAGTACTGTTTTTTTAAGATACACGTCATAATGGTCGGCAATCATTTTCGCGGCGACAACGGTGTCGAGCTTGCCGCGATTCATTTCCACGAGCTCGGTCAGGCGAACTCGCCGCGCTCCGCGGCTGTGTCGAACGTCGTCGAAATACGTCTGTTTTTCACACTCGAGGTTTCGAATTCGCGCGTCTTCTGCCACGTTGCACCCGATGAACGCCCCATCGTGCGTCCGCTCCACGTTGTAATAGTTGAGTCCCAGTTCGAACCGCATAATTTCGCCGGTATTGATGTCGCCAAACAGCCACGCGTTTGCGTAATCGCCGGAATTTCGGTGCAGCAGCGTGGCAACGTACTCGTCCATCGTGCGCCCGTACTGCATGCACTGGCGGATGCGGCAGCAAATCGGATCCTTATTCTCGTACCGCTTGAATCCACCGATGGTTGTTTCGGTTCCGATAATACCGGCACTCGTGACGAAGAAGTCGGTGCAGCTAAAAATATAGCCCGGGAATGACTGCATCGTCATCGCGAACCCGTGCTTTGGTTTTATCTCCAGTATGATGTTTGCGTACTGGCCCTCGATGTAGGCATCGAACGAGTTGTGCGCGCACACGATGCCACCGTCTTTGGTGTACGACCCCGTCGCAATAAACGCGGAACACCGGTCGTCCGCACCCTGGCGGCGAACGGCGGAAACTGCGGCAGGTGATGATGGAATCTGCGGTTGCTCTACGCCACCGTACGCGCGTTTGCTAATAGTAGGTTTATTGGGTTTTTTTGATCGTTGCCGCTGTCGTTGCCATTGCTGTCGCTGCTGACGCCGCCATCGCAGCACGGATGCCAGGTTGTCGTAAAGGTATGGCATGCTGATGCTGCAGTTTAAAAATACAATGTGGGCAAGTGGCACATTGGCGCCGCTGGCAATGCCGCGCATTTCCTGATAAAATTCGCTGTAGTGCGACCGAATTGCGGGCATCATGAATTCGGTCGTAAGCTGCACAAAATAGTCTAGCGGCCTGCCATGCAGGTGCGGCATGTAGAACTCGTACATTTTCAGAAAATCGGTGATTTCGGCGGTTAAAAGCGAACCGTGCGCGTACCCGCGCTCGTATGCGTCGCCCGAAATTGATATTTTTATCCATCCACCGAGTTCGGTGCGCGTTCCATTTGAAGATAATGACTTGGAACTTTTTGTCCTCCTATTTTTAATTGTTGATTTTTTCATTCACTTACTTATCTCACTTATATAACTATTATATATTTAAAATATTTGAAATATTTTAAATAAAAAAGGTGTTTATTGTTTATTTATTAGCGGAATTGCGGAATAGCGGAAAAATTTACATCATCGTCAATGTCGTAGTAAGATTGTAGCATTTGATTTATAGTCCGTCATACATACACTCATATTCTCATACAATTTGTCATTAATTTCAATTTTTTATAATTTTGATTTATTTATGCAAATAAATTACACTTACTTACTTACTTACTTACTTACTTGGCATATCCTTCGCGATACTTCGAGAGGCCTATTTTTGTCAGTAGCTCAAGGTGGCGCATTGTATACGCCATTGAACTGCCGGAATGACCTACTTGCATGTTTGTCTGAATGCAGTTTATGATTTTGTCGCGACAAAACATGAACCCCTCTCCGGCCGGCGGTTCATAGGTAGACAAGTATGCCCATACGTCGATTTCGTCTTTGCTAATTTCGGTATCGAGCTGCGCCAACACAACCGCGTTCATGGCATCGCGAAGCATCTCGGCACCCCAAGTGTCTTTAATAAATGACAAATTGATGTTGTCAACTTCAACTTTTGTGCGCGGCGGGTATTTTTCTTCAGTTGGGATGATATTGGACATTGATAATAAAATGCGTTGCCGGTGTTGCGGTGTTGTGGTGTTGCGGTGGTTATTAATTCTCCTCATCTCTCATTAAAACGAAATGATTCAATTTTATTTTATATTTATATTTTGTTATTTTGTTATATGTGAAATTAATTATTTAAAGATTTTGGCATTTTACATATAAATACATATTGATAACACACGATAAAAACGACCAACGTACATAAATGTCATCCAATCCAACAAGTCATGCACCGGGATCCGGAACAACGGCAACAATGGCAACCGGCAATGTACTCACAATAAAAACTGTGCAAATCGCGCCGATTCGCACGCTGATGACCGCGCTCAAAGACATTTTGCTGGAAACCAACATCACGTTTCGCAAAGATGGAATTCGTATTATTAACATGGATAAGTCGCACACCATGCTCGCGCACATGTTCCTGGCCGCGGAGAATTTTGAAATGTACGAGTGCCACAAGGATAAGATAATTATCGGCGTGAACATGTTTCACTTGTTCAAACTCATTAATTCCATCGACAACGACGACACGCTCACAATGTACATTGAGAACAAGGACTATAATGATGGCATCGTCTCGTACCTGGGGCTCAAATTCGAGAACGGTGACATCAAGCAGTGCAAGACGCAGAAGCTGCGCCTGATTGAGCCGGAACCCGAAGAGCTGGTGGAACCCAACGTAGTTTTCTCGTCAGTGATCAACTTGCCATCGTCCGATTTCCAGAAAATCGTCCGCGATTTGTCCTGCATTTCCGATAAGATCGAAATCAAGTCAGTGGGCAACGAGCTCATTTTTCGCTGCTCGGGTCAGTTCGCGACGGCGGAAGTGACCCGCGTGGAAACGGACGGCAGCATGGAATTCATTCACAAGCAAAACGCGAATAAGATTATTCAGGGTGAGTTTTCGCTGAAGAATTTGGGGTATTTTATCAAATGCACAAACCTGTGCAGTCAGATAGAAATGTATTTGGAGAACGATTTACCGCTCGTTGTTAAATATTACGTTGCCAGCCTGGGAGAGATTAAACTGTGCCTGGCACCGCTTCCCAGCAATTCGTGATGGGGTTCAATATTTAATAAAAAAAATAAAAATTGAAATTTAAACGTGGTTCTAGTACACAACAACAACAACAACAACAACAGCAACAACAACAACAACAACCATCAAAACCAAATATGTTTCCCGCCGCATTTGTTATGAAAATGAATACAAAAAAATGGCGCTTATGCTTGGTGAAACAAGTTCCTAGTGATTCAAGTTCCAAATGGATGCTATTCGGAGAGCACAAAATCAACCCCAATCAAATGTTTCAAACCGAATTCAAACCATATCAGGAAACCCAGCTGATTAACCACATGGTGGATCTGGCCATGACCGAACGCCGCAATACAAAATCGTCCTATGCGGAAATATGCATGGAGCTAATTACCGATCCGCCAGCCGTTTCATGCATTACCACGTTGTGGTCGCTGAAAGGAACTGAGATGTATCGCAGAAATCGAATACGTACGTCAAACGATTTGTACATCCATCTTCGCCACGACATATCTTTGCTATCACTAACGCCGCAAATATCGCAGCCGTCAGAACAACAACAGGTTGCGTCCTCGCCGCCACAGCAGTCCTCACAATCGCACCAATCACGACACTTGATGCAAACCAGATCCAGGCAAATGAAATGAATGATTTATACGCTTTCTCATTTAAAAAATTTATTGTTTATTGATTCTTATCTTTGGTCAACAATTACAACAATTACACACATACGTTTTAACATACGTTTCTCTCATACCATCCAGGCGGTGAGCGCGGAGACTTCCAGGTCGCTATTTTTTGTTTTTCAGGCGACATGTAGTACGCTCTGTATGATGCAACCGCATCTCCGTCAGGAGACTTGTATTCGTTGGGCATTGCAAGTGCAAATGGAGTGATACCGTGCGCCTCGTCCACTGGAAATTTCTCATTCACGGGAATATGCGCGCGCAAATGTTCGGCAACCAGGTACGACTTGTGAACCTTTGATTCGGGGTGCCCGTAGCGGTATTTCCATTCCGCATGCATGGCGTCGATGACATCCAGGGTCCAAACAAAATTGGCGCGAGATGTGCGGCACCATATCGTAACTGGATGATTCTTGTGGGCTAGTTTGTATAAGAGTGCATCCATTTCACTTTCTTCAGGATCAAGGAGGTGTTTCGCAGTACGAAGCATTTGAACGGCTTCGAGCAAGATTTTCGAGATGTGTTTGTCCATCATGGATTCCGCGATTTCGGCTGGAATCAATGATAGAATAAATAGATTCATGTTGACGCTAAAGTCAATATAAAATAAATAAGTTTTAAATTTCAATTTTTTACACATGTTTTTATTTCAAACGCCCAAATGATTTTGAAATGATTACAATAAAAACAATAAAAAATGTGAGAAAAAACACACACACACACACACACACACACACACACACACACACACACACACACACACACACACACACACACACACACACACACACACACC